AAGAGCTGGCCGCCGCGGTCGGTGAGGGTCACGGCGCCGAGCTGGATTTGCAGGCTGCCGGGCACGATGCCCTGCCCGATGAACAGCGCCTGGCCGATGTCCCAGCGCACGGTGCCGAAGTTGATTTGCGCCGGCGATCCGGCGGCGGCAATGAGTAGCGCGCGGTCGCCGTTGGGCTTGACATCGGCAATCGGAATCTCCGTCTGTGCCGACGGCACCAGCGCGCCGAAAATGCTCTGCAGCTGCACCGACAGGTCGCCCATGCTCACCGGCGCGGCCAGGCGGGCGATGCCGGCATAGCGCGCGGCATCGGCCACCACGGTGCTGTAGAGCTTGCAGTTGGCGCCAGACACGGCGGTGTCGCGGTTGCAGTGCGGGACGCCGCCGAGCGCGTCGAACAGCAGCGCGTCGCTGATTTCCACCGTCACCACGTTGAGGATGAAGCTGCCCGAGCAGCCGCTGGCGGTGAAGCTGCGCTGCTGCGCGGTCACGCGGGTGATGCGCAGGAACTGCGACACCTCGCTGGCCTGCCCGGGAAATTTCACCAGCACGATGGTGCTGCCCACCGCCGGCAAGTCGCGGTCGACCGGCTGCAGGATTTGCAGCGCGCGCTGCCCGGCGATGTGCTGATCCCACAGCCAGCCGTCGTACAGCGGGCCGCGGGCCAGGTAGCTTTCCATGCGCGACGTGGCCGCAGGCCGCCGGTCGGCCCAGTCGCGGGTGGTGAACAGCGCCACCGACACGTTCGGGTCGGCTGGCGGCTGGTCGACGATGACCATGCTGCCGTAAAGCGCCTGCCGGTCGCCCGACATGACCGCCGGAAACACCTTGCGGGTGCTGACGTTGCCCATGGTGCGGTCGAGGTCGGCGATGTCGTCGAACAGGTTGTTGCTCTGCCCATCGACCACTTCCACGCCGCTCATGCGGCCGCCGCCCGTGGGCGTGTCGGCCAGCACCTCGGCGGCCATGATGCGGATGTCCTGATCGGTGAGCGGCATGGGTCAGACCTCGAAAAACTTCAGCGCCGACACGGCAAACCAGTCGTCGGCGGCGGGGGTGTCGAAATACGCCACGGGCTGCGCGGCAATGGGGCTGCCTGCGCGCAGGTCAAAGCGCACTTGCCGCGGCTGGCCGCGCAGTGTCAGAGTGAGCAGCTTGCCCGGCGTGCTCGCCCAGGCTTGCAGCTGCTGCACGTCGGCATAGCGCACCCAGGCGCGGTCGTCGGCGCCCGACAGGGTGATGGGCCGGCCGGCCTGCATCTGCGCCTCTTCCACCACCAGCGCGCCGGCCACGGTGTAGGCGGCGGCCTGCAGCACGGGCTGCCAGGCGAACTCGTCGACCCACTGCGTGTCGTCGCGCAGGGTCACGGTGGCGGTGTTGTCGGACAGAGTGATGGGCATGGCGCGTCAGGCCGGGCGGGCGGTGAGGCCGGCGGATTTGAGGGCGTCGAGCAGCGCCTGCACGTCGCGCTCGCTGTTGACCTGCACGTCACGGCTGCCGCCGCCGGGCAGTTGCAGCTTGACGACGTGGGTCTGGCTGGATGGGCTGCTGCCGGCCGCCGCGCTGCTGCCGGCCTTCTGGTCGAGATACTTGGTGACCAAGGCGTTGAGAATCTGCTCCGGCGTTGGGCCATAGGGGCCGAAATCGCCAGAGACGCCAAGCTGCGATGCCAGCCTTGTGCTGTCGAACCCAAAGTTGTTCCACACCGGCTTGCCGCCGCCGTCGAGCAAGAGCTGGCTCATGCGGGTGGCCGTCGCCTCGTCCATCCCCGCGCTCTTGAGGTAGTTGATGATGCCAAGGCGCGAGTTGACCTGCGAGCCGGCGACGATGCGGTTGCCGTCCTTGTCGGCGACAAATCCGTCCTTATCCACACCCTTGCGCTTGCGCTCGATGGCGTCCAGGCGTTCGGCCTGCTGCTGCGCGCGCTCCAGCGCGGAGATGTATTGCTCGGTGGCGTCCGCGGCGGTTTGCATCGCGCCGGCGGACTGTTGCCCGGCATTGGCCCCGGCCTTGCCGGCGTCGTCCGCCGCGCCCTTGACCCGCACGAAGGCCTTGCCCGCGTTGTCGGTGGCGATTTCCAGGCCGTGCATTTCGGCCTGAACTTGCATCAACTCGTCAGCGACGCCGCCGTTGGCCGCCAGCGCTGATTCCAGGTATTTTTTCCACGCTTCGGTGACTTCACGCACGCTGCCGCCGTGCTGCTCGATGTAGCGCGCCGCTTCGAGGTTGGATTGCGCTTCCTTTTTGAGCGCTTCGTCGCTTTTGATGCCGAGTTTTTCGTAAGCCTCGCGGGCACTATTGATGCCGGCTTTCGCTTTGTCTGCCCTGTCCTTGATCTTGTTGAGTTGTTCCTCGACCTGCTGGAGCAGGCCGTCTGCCACCTTGTCGCCCAGTTGCTGCCGCAGCGATGCAATGCGCGCCCTGATGGCCTCGATATCAGCCGTGGTCTTGGCTTTGTTGATGGCAGCGCTCAGCGCCGCCTCGATGGCACCGCCGGCCTCTTTGCCAGTGATCCCTGCCGCTTTCAGCGACGTGATCATGGTGTCGATGTTGTTGATCGCAGCGCCGCCCTGCTTGGAGATTCCGCCGAATGCTTCATCTATATCCAAGCCGAGACGGGTAAAACTCTGCGACAAGGCGGTGTTGTTCAGTTCGGCAAATTCTTTCGCGCCGATCTGCCCGGTTGAAAACGCGGTGTTAAGGTGCTCTGTAAAACTCGACAGCGTGGCGTCATCCATTTTTTCGATGACGCCTTTTGCCGCATTCAGCTTGACGGCCAACTCCTCAGCGTTTTTGCCGCTGAGAAGAAATGCATCGCCCAGGTTCAGAACCCCTTCGAGGGTATCCAGTTTGAACTGCTTGGCGAGTTTTTCAGCGGCTGCACCCGTGGCACCAGCCATTCCGGTTGCAGCGTTACCGGCACCCGTGAAAGCTGCTGCCAGTTTCTCTGCATCGGTGGTCATGGCGCCAAGCGCCGGCTGGGTGTTTTGCTGTGCAGCCTTCGCATCTTCCGGCAGCAAGCCGACCGCACCGCGCACCTTGTTGATGTTGTTGGCCGCCGTGTCCATGGCCTCGGCCATGTTGGCTTTCCAACTGTCTATCGCCCCCTTGAAGTCGCCTTGAAATACTTTTTGAAGGCTCAGGAAAGTCGCGGCAAGTCCTTTGCCAAAGACGCCAACCGCTTCAGCCGCGCTATTGAAAATGTCGGCCAGCGCAGCCGTGATTCCAGATAGCGCCGTCAGTGCGCCCTTGATTACCGTGCTAGTAGTGCCTGCCTCAGTCATTGCACCGACTGCAGCGGTCACCCGGTTTTCGAGCTGTGCCATCGACGCATTGAGCGTGTCAGGCGGCGCACTGCCGAAGGTCTTGTTCAGTTCCTCAGCTAGTCTCGGTAGTAGCTGCTCGGCTGTGACGGATCCCGAGCTCACCATCTTGTCCAGCTCGGCCACGGTGACGCCCATGGCGCGCGCTGCGGCCTGCATGGCGCCAGGCAGTGCCTCGCCGAGCTGGCCGCGCAGCTCTTCCATGCTGACGGTGCCCTTGCTCGCCATTTGCGATACGGCGATCAAGGCGTTTTGTGTCTCGGCGCTGCTCTTGCCGAGTTTGCTCATGGCACCCACGACCGACTCGAAAATGGCGCGGGTGTTTTGGCCCTCTAGCGCGGTGCCTTTGGTCGCCGCGGTCAGGCTGATATAAGCCTTTGTGGCGTCGCCAAGATTCACGCCGAGACGGTTCGCCGCAGCGCGCAGATAGTCCATCTCTGCGCCGCCAGCCTGGGCGCTGCCAGCAAGCTGATCGAGCGCCTTACGATTGGCTTCCTGTTCGGCGCTGAGACGGACGAAATCGGAGGTCAGCTTGGCAACAGCCAAGCCCTCGATGGCGTTGCGTAGCCGGTTGATGGCTGACTCGGCGCCGCTGGCGCTCTCGCCTTGCTTTCTGCTGGCATCGGCCTGTTTGGCCTGTTCTGGCGCAGCCTTATTGCTGGCCTGCCCCAGTTCGCGCACGCTGTTCTCCAGCCCCTGCACCTGCTCGGCGCCGGGGGTGGAGGTGCGGATTTCGAGGCCGACTTTGAGGTTGTCGCTCATGGCCGGGCCAGCGTAAAAAAGGCCGCTCGAGGCGGCCAGAAAACGGCTTTATCAAAAGCCGCAAGGAGACAGACGGTGTGGGCGCGCGGCGGCCTCAGACCTGCTGCACGCGCAGGTAGCGGGAGATGCCCGCGCCGGTCTTGGTGGGGTCGGCCAGCACTTCGCCTTCGATCTGCAACTCGGCAAAGTCGCTGCCGATCAGACCCAGCTTCTTGGCCGCGCCGAGCTTGACGCGCCAGGCATCGACCAGCACGGGGTTGCCGCTGTCGGCCTCGTTGATGCCGCCGAAGGCTAGTTGCACCTCGGGGGAGCTGACGGTCAGCGCCTGCACCACGTCGTACGTGGCGTAGGTGTAGTCGATCTTCACCGCGGTGGCGTCGGCGATGGCGCTGCCCTGCGGGATGTAGATGCCCTCGGGGCGTACTTCGTAATCGGTGCCGGACACGTAGGTGGTGCTGCCGGCGTCGTTGGTCACGGTCACGGCGGTGGGCTTGGGGTGCGCCAGGCGGATGAGGCCGCCCTTGTAAGCGGTATGCGGCTCGTCGGCGATGACCGCGCCGGTCACGCTGTCGGCGCTGCCGAACAGCGCGCGGGCGACGTTGGCCGGGTTCAAGTCCATGACGGTGAGGCTGACGCTGACGGACTTGATGCGGTTGACCTGGGCATAGGTGCCGCCGCCGGCCTTGGTGTAGTCGGTCATCTTTTTCACGTCTTCGTCGATGCCGAATTCGAGCTTGCTGACGTTGCCGATCTCGGTCAGCGCGGCGCTGCCCCCGTAGGGGCGCATGTAGACCTTGCCGCTGCCCAGCAGCGGCTTGTAGACGAGTTGACGCAGGGCCATGGTGAGTCTCCAGTGGAAGTGAGGTCAGGGGTCGGGGGTTTGCTGCACCACCACGGCGGCGGAAAACGCCAGCGGCAGGTACATGTATCCGGCGCTATAGCCGGCGCCGGGCGGGGTGACCAGTTGCAGCGGCGCGGCCGCGCCCTCGGGCTGCCAGCCCATCAGGGCGCCGGCAACGGCGGCGGCAATCGCCCCGGCGTCGGCGCGGGCGGCGCTGCCGCTGCGGCCTTCGCGCAGATTGCGCACGGCCACCACGGTCAGCCAGGTCTGCTGCAGCCGGGCGGCGCGCCCGTCGCCGCGGGTTTCGGCCACGGCCATGCCCTGCAGCACCACGTGCACCGCGGGGCTGGGCTGGCTGCCTTCGGCGACGTTGGCAAGGTCGGCAGCGGTCAGCACCTCCACCTTGCCCGGCCCGGTCTGCGGCAGCCGGCTGCGCAGCCGCTGCACGATCAGCGGCTCCAGGGCGGTGAGGGAGGCCAGCGCCATGGCGCGATCAGGCCGCGCCCGAAGTCGGCGGGTTGCGCGCCCAGTCGCGCCCGCCGCTGACCATCTGCACCCGCCCGGTGCCGGTGGCCGGCGCGGGCACGGTGCCCAGGCTGGCGCGGCCGGCGGCCAGGTCGGCCAGCAGGCGGCGCGCGGCCTCGGCCTCGCGGCGGATGGCCGCGTCCGGGCCGAGCTCCACCCCGGCCTGATACGCCAGGCGCTCGCGCGCCAGCACGCAGGCCACGCGGCCCAGCAGCAGGGGCACGGGCGCGGCCAGCGGGAGCTGGTAGCGCACGGCGAGATACCCGTCGATTTCGGCGCTGACGTCGGCCAGCACCGCGGCGACCACTTCGGTGTCGGCCAGGCCGTCGCCATCGCGGTCGGCGAGCTGGTCGATGTCGGCCCCGAAGCGGGCGGACAGGTCGGCGGCGGTGGCGTAGACGGTGGCCATGTCAGCCCTCGCCGGCTTCGCTCACGTCCAGCAGGGGGTCGGCGCGCAGGATCGCGGCCACCCCGGCGCTGACCTGCACGGTCTGCGCCTGCGGATCAAAGCGCATCCCGGCGCGGTAGCGCACGCCGTGCGGGCTGCGCACGCGCAGGGTGAGCTGCGGCTCCTCGGCAGCCGGGGCCGCCGCAGCGGCCTCGGCGGCAGGCGCAGCCTTGGTGGAAGCGCGGGCCATGCGGGCCTCCTTACGCCAGCCACGGGCTGACGATGACCTCGGCGGTGCCGAACCACGGGTTGCCGCTGGAGGCGTCTTTGAGGATGAGCTCGCGCGCCGCGCCCTCGAGGTTGGGCGGCACCACCAGGGTGGTGGGCATGATGCCCAGCGGGCGCCCGCCATCGGCCTGGAACGCCATCATCGCCGCGCGGGCCTTGGCGTAGTTGGTGGCATCGAGCGGCTGCTGGCTGCGGTAGGCCATCTGCCAGAAGCCAAAGCCGACGTTGCAGCGCAGATCGACACCGTAGCGGTAGAGGTTGCTGGTGAACACCGATTCGTCGGTGTCGGCGGTCATCGCGGTGAAGTTGGCGGCCTTGCGCTCCTGATAGATCAGGGGTTTGAGCACGCGGCTGGTGTCCAGCAGAAACCAGGCCGGGCCGGGGCTGGTGCCGGGCACGTCGTTGTTGCTGACGGTCTGCGCGGTGCCGGTGCCGTCCACGTTCGGGAACACCGGGTGATCGGTGTCGAAGAAGAACTGCCCGTCGTAGCAGTTGGTGGTGTGGCCGGCGGCCAGCAGCGCGAACACCAGCTGGTCGGGGTAGGCGGCTGCCGCGCGCCCCATCTCGGACATGAGCGGGCGGTAGATGCCGATGTTGTCGTCCTCGATGTCGGTGCGCGACACGCCCACGGTGCTCTCGAACGTCTTGTTGACGATCTGGTAGCCGCTGGCGGCCATGTCCTTGACCACGCGGTTGCCGATCCACTCGCGGAAGTTGGGGAACTGGCCCAGCCAGCCGTAGGTGTTGCTGCGGCTGCTGCTGGGCACGGTGGTGGCGATCTTGGCGTACTGGCTTTGCGCCTGCATCGCGCTGAACGCGCTCTGGAAGTCGCTGCGGAAGCCCGTCATGAGGTTGGTCAGCAGCGCGGGGGTGATGATGGCCATGTGAAAACTCCTGAAAAAGGGTTCGAGGGGGCGTGACGCGCCGGCTCAGGCCTGCGCTGCGGCGGTGAACACGGCCGCATCCCAGCCGGCGATGCGGCACAGCGCGGCCTGCTCGTCGGTGAGTTGCGGGGCTTTCTGACCCGGCTGGGTGTGCGCGGTCTGGACCGACACCAGCGCGGCAATGGGCTGCGCGGTGTCGAGATACTTGGACAGCGCGGCCAGGTTGGTGGCGCCCAGCTCGCGCGCCCAGGCTTCCTGCGCCGGCAGCAGCCGACCGTCGGCCAGCGCGGGCTTGACCAGATCGTCGATGCGGCGGGCGTTGACCTCGGCGGTCAGCGCGGCCAGGTCGGCCTTGAGCTGCGCCATCACTTCGGCCGGCTGGGTGCTGGCCTTGAGCGCGGCCAGCGCTTCGCGTTCTTTTTTCAGCTCGGCCTGCGCCTGCTCGGCGGCGGCGCGGGCGGTGTCGGCTTCGGCCTTGAGGGCAGCCACGGCCGGGGCGAGCTGCTCGGGCGCCAGGGTGGACTGGCCCAGCGCGCTGGCGCAGGCCGCAACGAGGGTGGTGAGTTCCATGTCGGGGGTCTCCGTGTCGAGGGGGTCGGTCGAGGGGTCGAGCTGACGCGCCGCGGCCACGGCGGCCATGCCGTCGAGCGCCGGGTCGTTGGTCAGGGCCGCGTGCAGCAGCCGGGTGACGGCGCCGGTGCGCCGGTCATACAGGAACACTGGGGAGAGGTAGCGGTACTCCCCGGCGGCGATCATCTGGCGGGCGCGCTCCGTCCAGCGCACATCCACCGCCCACAGCCCGGAGCCTTCGCGCCACTCCAGGCGGGAGAACCAGCCGGCCGCCGGCGCGGGCTGGCCGTTACTGCGGGCGTGCACCGTCTGGTGCTCGTAGTCGATGGGCAGCGGGTTCTTGCGTGCGGCGACCTGCTCGATCAGGCGCTGCGCGGTGGCGGCGTCGAGCACCCAGGCGGCGGCATCGGCGGGGCGGCCGTCGCTGGCGCGAAACGCGCCGGCGGGCAGCAGCTGCACCGCGCTGGGCACGGCACCGCCGGCCAGCTCGATCTGCGCGGCCAGCGCCGCCACGGCCAAAGCGGACGGACGGGCGGGCGACGGGACGGGCGATGGGGCGGACAGAATCATGCCGGCATTGCAGCCGGCGCCGCCCCTGCGGGACAGTAAACGTGTTTAGGATTTGTGCGGCAGCGCGCCCCGCGCTGCCCGACCGGCGCATTTCTGCGCCCGCCCCCGCGCCCGGCGGGGTTTGGCCCCGGTTTCGGGCCGCGACGCGGAGAGCCGGCCTGCCCACCCCGCCAGACCATCTTTAATTTTTGTCAGATCGCTTCGATTTTGATTTTCGCGGTCGCGGTAAGGGGTGTGTAGCGGCTCGGCGCGAAAACGGCTCTACGGGCCTTTTTTCCGAAAATCTGTAACAAGGCGGTTTCAGTCCGGCCGCAGGTAGCCCGTGACGATGTCCACGATGGCCGCCTGGTCAGCCGCCGACAGGCCCAGAAACGGCCGCGCCGGAATGTCGCCCCAGGGGCTTTTCGGCCCCAGGCTGCGGCGGGCCGCGCCGAACTGCTGCACCCCGGCATAGACCAGCGCGGAGCCCACGGTCACGGCATCGCGGCTGACCAGCGACTGGATTTCGGTGGACAGCCGGCGCGTCTCGCCGATCAGCGCTCGCTTGCCCGCTGCGGCGCCCTTGCCCTTGAACAGCGCGCCGTAGCGCGCCAGCGTGACCGGGCTGTTGGGCGCCCAGCGCGAGCCGTCGGGCGCGGTGCCGCTGGCAAAGCGGCGCTTGGTGCTGTCGATCAGGTATTCGCCGACTTCCTGCAGCGCCGGGCGCAGGTCGCCCAGGTGCGCGGCCAGCGCATCGAGGGCGGACAGCGCCTGCGCGGCGTCGAAGCTGACGTAACGGGTCGCGGACATGATGGTCAAGGCGCAGGCGGGGCGCTGACCAACCCGGCGCCAGCGCGCGCCAGATCGTCGGCCAGGCCCTTGGCCAGCGGCGCAGGCAGGCTTTGCAGCTTGGCGGTGAGCGCGCGCAGGGTGTCGGCGCGGGTGCTGCCGGGGGCGTAGCCCCAGCCGCGGTCGATGCCCGGCGGCTCGCCGGTGGCCGGGTCGATGGCGTCCCAGCCGTCGGGCAGCGGCTTGTCGGGCTGGCCGCCCAGCCGCCGCGCGCCCGCGGCGCTGCGCGTGCCCACCACATAACACAAGCAACCCCACCCCGAAGGCGGATAGTGCGTCTGCCAGAACGGGTGATCGGGCGGCAGGGTCAGGCCGTTCCAGGCCAGGTGCTGCGGGCGGGGGTGCAGCACGCTGTCGTTGTGGCGGTAGACCCACCAGGCAATGCCGCCTTCGCGCAGCTGGGCGTAGCGCCCGGCGGCGTAGGCGGTGGCGGTGTTGGTGGCGTAGATGATGCGGGTGCGCCAGGCCACGCCGGCGGCGCTGCCCTGCCCCGTCCAGCCCGTCCAGCCGCGCTCGGCGACGATGCGGCGAAAGTCGCGGCGGAACTGCTCGATGCTGCTGCCCTGGCTGATCGCCTGCTCCACGGCGGCGGCCAGATCGGCCAGCAGATCGGCCTCGGTGGCGCCGGCGACCATGAAGGCGGCGTCGTGCTCGGCCTTCCACAGATCGTCCCAGCGCAGGGTGGGGATGAGGCGCTGCAGCTTGGCGCGGAAAAACGCGATGGCCTCGGCAAACGGCAGCCGCGTGGCGCCGTCGAGCTGGCTGGGCTGCAGCTCAGCCACGGCGCGCCCCCTGCCGCAGGCGGCGCAGCAGCGGCAGCAGCCCCAGGCTGGCGCCGTCGGCCAGGCCGCGCCAGAAGGCGGCGCTGCGCAGCAGCCTAAGCACTGCGCTGCTCCACGTCGTAGCGCCCGGCCAGTTGCGCGGTCAGCCGCGCGGCGGCCAGCGCCAGCACCAGCTCGTCACGCGGCAGGCTGCCGTAGGCGGCGAGGATCATGCCGCGCAGCGCGTCGAGGCTGTCGGCGTGCTCGGCCAGCGCGGCGATGCGGTCGATCCACTGCGCCAGCGCCGGGGCCGCCTGCGCGGCCAGGCGCTCGGCCAGATCGTCCGCCGGGGCCGGGGTGTCGGCGCTGGGGGCGGCGCGCAGCAGCGCTGGCAGTTGCCGCTGCGCGGCAGCGGCGGCGGGTGCAGCCGGCGGCGCGGGCGTCGCGGGGCTGGCCGACAGCACCGGCTCGCCCTCGGCGGGCTCGGGGATGCCCAGGCGCTGCGCGGCCCAGCGCGCCGGCACGGGCAGCCCCACGCTGACCAGCTTGGGCAGCGCCTCGCTCCACACGGCCACGTCTTCGGTTTCGTCCACCGAGAACACCCAGCGCGGAGCGGCGCGCACCGCCGTGTTGAGCGCCAGCAGCGGGCGCACCAGGTCGCGGCTCAAGCTGGCGGCGAGCTGGCGCAGGTCGGACAGCAGGATGTCCTCGCGCACGTCGTCGTGCACCTGCGCCGCGGCGTAGCTGCCCTTGCCGTCGACGGTGCTGGTGAGGGTGCCGCCGAGAATGGCTTTGCTGATCGCGCCTTCGGCCCAGTCCACCATGGCCTTGAAGGGGTCGGACGCGCCGGTGGTGGCCTGCTGGAACTCGATGGACATGCCTTCGGGCAGGATGCCCGCAGCCGCATGGCCGATGTTGGTGACGGCCTGCATCAGGGTGTCGCGCTCGTCCTGGCTGGCGCCGGCGGGGTAGCGGCCCAGGCGCAGCGGCTGGCCGTAGATCTCCAGGAATTCGGCCCAGTCGCGGCTGGCGTAGTGCCGCAGCAGATACGGCCAGGCCAGCACCCGCGCCAGCGCGCTGCGTCCCAGATAGCCGGTGTTGGCGTCGTGCCGGTGGGCGATCCAGCCCAGCGGCTGCAGCGGCTGCACGCCCTGCGGCGTCTGCAGGCCGAAGCGCCCGGCCATGTCCACGGCAAACCATTCGGCGTCGCGCAGCTCGATGCGCTCGGGCCACCACCAGCCGTCGGCGGCGCGGCGCCAGGCGATTTCGGCGCAGGCGTAGCCCTTGAGGATGCCGTCGGTGAGGTCGTAGAGCAGGCGGTCGACGTCCAGCTCGGCGCGCAGCCGGTCTTCCAGCGCGGCGATGGCGTCGCGCTCGGCGGCGCTGCACCCGTCGGGCGGCTGCAGATGCCAGCTGGCGGTGAGCACGGCGCGGCGGCGCTTGGTCAGCTCGGCGAACAAATGCGCGTCGCGCTCTTGCATGTCGGCGGCCAGCGCCGCCTGCGCTTGCAGGCTGCCGCCGTCGGCGTCGAGCAAAAGCCCGGCCAGCCGCGCCGGGGTGAGGTGGTTGGCCGGATGGTTGCCCAGCGGGCGCGGCACCAGGCCGACGCGGGCGGTCTGCGGGTCGCCCGTCTGCGGGCGGGTGGATGGCGGCAAGGGGTTGCCGTCGGCGTCTAGTAGCGTGACCATGCTCCGGCCCTCCGGGTGAAATCGTCATCGTCCCAGGCGGGATGCCGCGGCGCGGCTTCGAACGGGGCGATCACCAGCCGCTGCCCCTGCCCGGCGGCGGCGGCCAGCGCCAGCGCCCAGAAGCGGTCGGCGTGGCCGGCCTCGCTGCGCTCGGCCACCAGCCGCGGCGCGCCGGTGGCCCCGGCCTCGCGCTTGACGCTGTGCAGGTCGGCGCGCAGCTCCGGGCGCGGCGGAATGCGCAGCGCGCGGTCTTCCATGCGCTGCTTGAGCGCGGTGGCCAGGTCGAGCTTGCGCGCCGGCGAAAACAGCACCCCTTCCACCCGCAGCATGCCGTGGCGGCGCTTGGCCTCTTCGACGGGCATTTCGCCCAGGCCCGTCTGGTCGAGCGCGGCGCGCACCACGCGGTAGCGGCGCATGACCTGGTCGAACGCGGCCAGCTGCTCGGCAAAGCTCACCCGGCGCAGCTCGATCAACTCGCGGCACCACAGCACGTCGCCCACCTCTTCGAGCACGGCGATCACCGTGAGGTCGCCGCGGGCGGCAAAGTCCATGCCCACGAAGCACGGCCCGCCGCCATAGCCCTGCGGGTCGCCGGCCTCGGCGCTTTCGCAAGCGCCGATCAGCTCATACGGCAGCCAGGCGGCGGCGGCATCGACGAACTGGCACTCGAATTCCTGCGCCCAGGCCTCGGGGTCGCCCATGGCGCGCCTGAGCTGCTCCACGTCGCGCGGCAGGCCGTCGGCCACGGCGTCGTGAATGGTCACCACGTGCCGCGAAAACACCCCGTCGGGCGCGGTCATGATGTCGTGAAACTTGTCGCCCACGCCGTTGGGCGTGGAAATCACCCGCAGCTTCAGCCCGGGCTTGCTCACCACCGGCAGCAGCGCCGTCCACACCGCGCGGTTGTCCTGGTGGTGGGCGAATTCGTCGAGGATCAGGTTGTCGCTCATGCCGCGCGCCGTGCTGGGCTTGCTGGCAATGGCGCGGATGTAGGAGCCGCCGGGCAGCCGCACGGCCTGCGCCAGTTCGTCGGCCTCCATGGGCATTTCCAGCGCCTGGAATGCGGCTTTGAAGGCGCGCAGATGCAGCTTGACGCCGGCCTCCATCGCGTCGATGGCGCGTGCCTGGCTGACCGACAGAATCGTCCAGCGCGCCACCCGCCCCTCGGCCTCGGCCTGCAGCACGTCGAGCACGGCTTCCAGGGTGGTGGTGAAGGTCTTGCCCGTCTGCCGGCTCCACATCCCCGCCTTGAAGCGCGAAGCGTCGGCCAGATACCGACGCTGATAGGGGTAGAGCACCGGCGCGGCGCCGGCTGCCGGTTCAGCCATACAGCGCCTCGCGCACGGCTTTGAGGGTGTCGGCGTCCAGGCGGCGCTGGCCTTTGCCCTGCGCGGCTTCCAGCGCGTCCAGGCGGGCGCGCACTTCGTCGGCCCACTTCTTCTGCCCGATGCTGGCGCGGCTGGCCTCGGCCATCGCGCGGGCGGCTGCGCCCAGCAGCTTGACGCGCTCGGCCGGGTCGGCCTGGTCTTCGGCCTCTTGCAGGTTGAGCAGGGCGTCGAACATGGCCGACTGCACCAGCGAAATCACCGCGGCGCTGCGCTCGTCGGCGGCGTCGGGGGCGGCCTGGGCGATCAGCCTCGCCGCCTCGGTGCTGGCGCGGATGGCGTCGAGCTTGCGCTGCAGCGCCGAGCCATAGCGGTGCAGGCTGCTCTTGGACACCTCCACCCCGTGCTCGCGCAGCACCAGCGCTTCGAGCTGCTCGTAGCCCGAGAACCCCCGCGCGATGAGCAACTTGTCGATGGCCTGCCGCACTTCGGGCGGCAGGGTGGAGATTTTGTCGCGCCGCGGCATCGGGGCGCCCCTTACGGCAGTGGCCGGGCCACGCCCGGCACCCGCGCAATGCCGCGGGCGGCGTCCATGCCGCGCGGGGTGAGCGCAGCCGTCCATTGCGCCGATGCGCCATCGCCGATCTGGCTCACGCTCACCAGCCCGGCCTCTTCCAGCCAGGCCAGCTGCACGCGCAGCGCATCGGCGGCCAGCGGCGCGGCCATGCTCTGCAAAAAGGCCCCGAGCAGCCGCTCGGGCAGGGTGTAGCCGGCGGCTTGCTCCAGCGCCTTGAGCAGCAGCAGGCGCTGGTCGGCCAGAAGGTGCTGGGCGTAGCTCATTTTTGGTTCAGCAGGTGGCTTTCGATGCGGTGGATGGTCTGCACCTGCGCGTCGAGCGTGCCGGCGACGCGGTGCAGGTTTTCGCTGACGCTGTTGAGGCGCTCATACAGCTTGGCCAGGTCATTGTGCGTGGGCGCGTGCAGCACGGCCGACTCGATCTTGTCGAGCCGGCTTTCCAGCCGCTCTACATCGTCATTGACCTCGGCGACCTTTTTCAGGGCATCGAGCGAGTGGCGGATGCTGTAGCTGTAAATCGCCAGCGCCCCCATGAACACCGTCTGCAGCAGATCGATGGGCGACAGCCAGGCCAGGATAGAGCGCAAATCCATCTGTGATTCTCAGCGTCCGGGGTGGCGCCGCCCGGTGCGGCGCAGCAGGTCTTGTTCGTCCTCATAGGCCAGAAAGCACTCGCGGTCGCACCAGCGCTGATCCGGCCCCACGGGCTGGCGGCAGTAGTGGCACTGGCCGTCGGGCTCCGGCCCGGTGGGCGCGCGCCGGGCGCGGTACTGCTCCAGCAGCTTTTCGTTCTGGGTGTCGGCTTGATCGGCGAGGTCTGGCATGCGCGGCAGGTTACGGGCGGGTGGCTGCGGCGCACAGAAAACGCATTTACAGAGCGCGGCGCGGATGGCGGCCCGCAGGCGGCGCATCATGGCTGCGCCTCGTGCGCGCGCTGCGCCCAATCGCGCAGCGCGTCGACGCGGGCGCGGCACGTCTCGTACATCTGCTGCGCGGCGGCGATCCACCCCGCTACGGCCTGCTCGCTGGCGCCGGCAAGTCCGCCGGGATCGGCGGCAGGCTCG